CCAGAGATATCTCCGGTGACGTCCTTGCTGTTAAGGGTCAAGTCCTGTACCTTTATAGTCAACAATGGTAAAGGAAATGAACATGAACTTTTTAATTGATTACGATACTCGCATCGCTGAATGCAAGTGCGATGACAGAGCAACTCTGGAAAAGTATATAAAGGATAACGACCTTGGGATGGCGGTAGTTGTTATTTCTGAGGAAGATGATATCCTTTTGGAAATGTCAGTAGCTGAGTCTGTCGCCCTTTACGATAACCACTGTGATCTAGATTGTCGGGCAGTGGGTGAAGGGTCAAGCATTGCTTCGCTTTGCATGGAAGCTCTTAACAATGATGCAAGTATCCCCACCTTTACCGTAAAGCTAGGTAAGAAGATGCTAGAGGCTGGCGACAAGAGGTCAAAGGACAAGGGTGATGTAACGGCAGGGCCTACCAAAAAGCCCTCGTCAAAAGCGACCTCTGCTCCTTCAAAACCAAAGCAGTCCACGGAGACAAAGGTTAAGCGTAAACCCAGCTATACGGGCAAAACCTTTGCAGTGGGTGAAACAGCACCGATGAAGGGTAGACATACCCGGTTAGTGGCATTCGTTGAAGATAATCTTGGCGAAGCTACGGCGGAGGAGTTGGAAGAGTTCCTTGTGGAAGATGGTACTGCACCAACTGCTCACATCAACTATGCCATTAAGAATGGCTTCATAGAGGAGGTCTAGCATGGACTTGAGTGACGTTACCATTTATATACCTACCAAGGGCAGGGCAGGCAAACAGGTGACGCTCAACTCCCTAGGTGACGATCAACTCGGTGTTTGTACCCTGCTAGTAGACGCCGATGAATTTGATGATTACTGCCTAGAGGTTGACGATATCAATATTATATCCATGCCTCCAGAAGTCAAAGGTATCGGTAAGGTTAGGCAATGGGCGGTAGAAAACTGTCCTACGCCTTACTTATTCTTGATGGATGACGATATGGTGTTTTTCCGGCGCATCGGTGATACCGTTAAGCTGGAAAAGTGCGCCCCTGATATGATGGAGGAGTTGTTTGACGAACTGCTAAACTGGATGTCTTTAGATGATATCCCTGTAGTGGGTTTAAGTGCAAGACAAGGCAATAATAACAATCCCAATATCTACCAAGAAGCAACCCGGCAAATGAACTTCCATGGTATTGATGTCCAGCGGTTTAAGGCTTTGGGTTTGCGTTTTGATGGACAAGATGTTATGGAAGACTTTTACATGACTCTAAGCCTGTTAACTCAAGGTATACCGAACCGGGTAATGTATCAGTATTGTTGGAACCAAAAAGGCTCAGGTTCGGAAGGTGGGTGTAGTAGCTACCGTACCTGGGAAATGCAAAAAAGATGCGCGGAAGAGTTGGCCGCTAGTTTCCCTGACTTTGTAACCGTAGTTGAGAAAACTACTAAGACCACATGGAAAGACTTCCCTACTCGATTTGATGTTCGGGTGCAATGGAAAAAAGCCTATACTCACGGGACAAAACAGTATGACCTCTTATAATCAAGAAACTCCATTTTGCATACAGGTAGAATTGACCAAGGGCTGCAACCTCCAATGTACTTTTTGCGGCATCAATGGTTTTCAAGAAAAGCCTAGTTCAAACCTTAATTTCATGACCGTGGAAACTGCTACCCGTATCGCTGAAGAGATGTCCTTTGCAGGCTGGAACAGTCGCATTGAATTTGCTATGCATGGCGAACCTACTCTTAACAAAAACTGGATTGAAATAATCGGTATATTCCGCCAGCATTTACCAAAGGCTCAGTTGATGGTGACCAGTAATGCGGGGGGTATTGTAGGAAGTAAGCAAATACAAAGGACAATAGTTGATTACTTCCAAGCTGGCGGAACTATACTGGCTATTGATGAGTATGTTGGCATCAAGTTATGTGACAAAGTCAGGGCAGCAATTGACGAATTTGAACTGGAAGACAAGGGTATTTCTATATACGAATATCCATCTGATAAACGCGGCAACCCACATCAACGTTCAAACAAAAAGTTCGTCAGTTTCATAGCGCCTATTGATATCACCAAAACAGGAACTCATTCTGACCTGAATAATCATTGCGGTAGCGGGGGCGACATTGATATTTCCTATAATAAAAAATGCGCCAAACCTTTCCGGGAAATGAGCTTTAATTGGGATGGCTCGGTTAATCTTTGCTGCAACGACTTCATCGGTGAGTACAAGTGCGGAAACATCCACAATACCGATATTGATACCCTTTGGAATAATGAATATTTCCAAGCCGCTCGCCGGTTTCTTATGGTTCCCAACCGTGATGCTCTCAGGCCCTGTCGTGGGTGTACTGCTAAGAGTCACCGGGTAGGCTTGCTGCCTGATAAAAAGGGCAAGGATACAATGTCAGCCCCTACTGATGCTGATGCTGAAACTGTACTGGCTGCTTTGGCCGGGGGACCGGACCGTGGACCAACCAAGCGGGCAAAGGCCAATATCATTCCAATCCTGAGCCTGGAAGAACTTGAAAACTGGGAAGAGCATTTATGAGCTTAACCTTTAATCAATCGCAAATGGTTTATTGGATATTAGAGAGGGAAAGTATCCGCCAGCTAAAAGAAGCAGGTAAGCCCAAACCCTGGACTCATAACAAGATTATGCAAGAGGTTTATTTTTGTAATGTAAACCGCGAAGACGATAAGGTTACTCGGTGGGTACGCGAAAACTGGACTTACCCTACAACCATTGACGATTTCGGGTGCTTAGAGGATACGAAGTCCTCTTATACCTTTAGCATGGTAGTAGCAAGGATATTCAACCAACCTGCTACCCTTGGCGATCTCATGCAGCCTATAGATTTTGATTCTGATTTACGGCTATGGTTGGAAAATGCTGAGACAATATTAGCAGAACGTAAAGCAGCGGGTAAGCTGATATGGAACGGGGCTTATATCATATCCACTAATGGCAAGGCAATGCCGAAAGCGGACTATTGCCTTTATTTATTGGGACAGCTTGCAAAACATAAAGACATCATTGATAATTGTACTACATTGGCTGATACTCATAAGCAGCTTATGACAGTGGAAGGGTTAGCTAGTTTCCTAGCCGGTCAAGTAGTAGCTGATCTTAAGAATACCAAAGCTCATCCGCTGTATAACGCGCCGGACTGGTTTACATTTAGTGCTCCAGGGCCGGGTAGTTTACGAGGGTTAGGATGGTTCTGGGAACAAACGGTAACAAGTAAGAATTATCAGAAGTGTATTGACGAGGCGTATGAGTTACTGGAATATGAATTACCAGATAGTATCCTGGCTACACTTTGTCACCAGAACCTTCAAAATTCTTTTTGTGAATACTCGAAATATATGAAGGTGCTAACCAATTCCGGTCGTTCCAAACGTAAATATGCAGGAGCTTAGATAATGCACGTAATCAATGCTGAAAATGTTAACGATGCGATGGCTAAAGGCATAGACCTGATACTAGACCAAGGGGTACAGGTTGAAAGCCGTAACGGTATGACTTTGGAAGTACCTGAGCCAGTGGCAACGGTTTATAAAAACCCTTATCAGCGGGTTCTAATTAGCTATGCTAGGGATGCTAATCCTTTCTTCCACCTGATGGAATCTCTTTGGATTTTAGCAGGGCGACAGGATGTTAAATTCCTTAATGAGTTTAACAAACGCATGGTTGACTTCAGTGACGACGGTAAAGTTTTCAATGCCCCTTACGGTTACAGGCTAAGAGAAAGATTTGATGACTCGGGTAAGTGTGACTTTGACCAAGTGGCTGAGGTCATTGCAATGCTTAACCGTGACCCTAACAGCCGTCAAGCAGTATGCCAGATATGGGACACTGAAGACCTTAATAAGGATACTAAGGACAAAGCCTGCAACATGTCAGTAGTATTCCGCATCCGTGACAGTCGCCTGGACATGACCGTCTACAACCGATCAAACGATATGATATGGGGTGCCTATGGTGCTAACGCGGTTCAGTTTAGTATGCTCCAGGAATATGTAGCTGCTCACCTGGATATTGAGATGGGTACTTATACTCAAGTAAGTAATAGCTTCCACGTTTATACTGAGGGGCCTGGAGGTAAGGTTTTCCGCAATCTGCTAGAAGGGTTTCAACATGACATAAACCCTTATGATTATGTAAACAATACAATCATAATGGCTCATGAGGATATGGGTAATTTTGAGTCTGACCTCAGTCAGTTCTTTAATATCTACGACTATTATGGATTGGATGAGGTTGGATTAACAAATTACTGGGAATCAGATTACTTTAAATATTTAGTTAACCCTATGCTTTCCGTGTATTTAATGCACAAGAATCTCGGCCCGGTAGAAGCCTCTAATTTTACAGGGTGGATCCTGGCTGATGATTGGCGAATAGCTGCTAATGGTTGGCTAACAACACGTATTGAAAACAGGGCGGCAAAATGATGAATATCCGTAAAATCCTACAAAGCGGTAATGTAGTTCGGTTCCATAATAGTATCGGTATGGATAAACAGAAAAACAGTGAGCATGAATGGGAAGTTGCTTTGATACTGCAACACATATATCCCCAATGTTCCAAACAGTTATTGCTGGCAGCATTAACCCATGATGCTGCTGAGTATTATACAGGGGATATCCCATTCCCCGTTAAACAATCAAGCCCTGAACTGAAATGCGTTTTGGACAAACTTGAACGCCACTGGGAAGAGCAAAACGGGGTTCACTTTGACTTGCATCCGGAGGAAGCCTATTTCCTTAAACTAGCTGATACTCTCAGTGGAATGTGGTACTGTATACAACAAGTAAAAGAAGGTAAGATTAACGCTAAACGTCCCTTCCGCAAATGGCGCAAATTCATTATCAATGTTATGTACGGTTATCCTGATCCTGGTCTTATTAAACTTTCATCAGAGATGGTAGAAGCATTCACCCGTGAAATGGAGGAGTTATAATGGATGTGAATGAAATGCAAATAGGTGGAAGCCATTACCGCAAAAAATATCAGCACTGGGATTGGGTATGCGATACTCGTATGCCTTACTTGTTAGCCTGCGCGACCAAATATGTATCAAGGCATCAAGATAAAAATGGTATTGAGGACTTGTTTAAAGCTACTCATTATCTGGCAAAGGCTGAAAGTAGAAGTATCTATATGCCTAGAAACAAATGGTGGGAGATCCCCTTAGTAGGTCTAAGATTTGAAAAACTAATAAGGGGTAGAACTTTACTTTTCACTAACCAATTAGAAGCG